AATTGGTCTTCCAAACGCTCGATTTCACCTTGATATTCAGCACCAGACAAACCCTTGTCCATAGCCTCATGTGCCTGTCGAGTCAAATCCTCGATTCGGTTGGTGAGTAGTACTTCCTTGTGATGTGATGGATGGAGCGGTGCTATGTTCGCATCCAACGCCTCTTGTGTCAACTTGTGCTTCCCAGTGCCATGACAGTTGGGACACATCTCCCCGACCTTCATCTCAACGGCTTCAGATGAGAACAGGTCTGGTGGTCCCTCATCACCACCAAACAGGCTTGGTGGACCCTCGGCTTTGCGGGTGATGTCTTCAGGGTCGATATGTCCATCACCATTACAAACAGGGCATTTAACTTCACCGTCATTCTGCGCACTCAACGCATCCATCTCAAAGTCAAAGTCAAAACCATGAGGCTGAATCCCATCTTTTGCACCCCAATTCACAGGTTCGCCATGTTGCCTATGTGGGTCTAACGCCTTTTCGCCTTCCCTCGGTCCGCTTTGTATGATGTGGGTCGACCATTCATTGTCATCAGTGAGGGTGGGAACCTTGCTGTGCAATCCCCACTTTCCGGGTGGTCTAGATTCTGGCAGCCACCCAAACTCCTCTGTGGACTCAGTTGATGGTTCTACACCCGGCACTCGACCTGTCTGATAGATGTTCGTGCCATATGCCGCCTCATGCTCCTCCCTGCGTGGCTTGACAATCGGCAAGGGCTGCTCTCTTCCATATCTACCACCAGAAGGTTGTAGGTCGATACCAGTCTGCATCAGGAACTGATTGATTCGTTCCTGTAGGTCATTCTCATGGGGGTTGCCGGGTATCAGGTGTGGGTCAGCAATTCCCATCGCCCTTAGTGCAGTGGTCCAACGACTTACCTTTTCAGATGCGCCGCCGCTGGTTATGGCACCTTTGTCATGCAGAGCACTCAATGCACCAGTGGTCAATGGTGATTGGGATGGGTGTTCGTTCCACTTGAACAACAATGAGTTCATCAATGCCCGATACTTCTCACGCTCGCGACCTCTGCCTCCTTTCGACAAGACATGGTGAGATGCCCTTCGCCCTAGGGTGTTCGCATCTGCCATAATTCCATCCACACCGAGTCTGATTGCACCAGTCTCCCCTACTCGGGACTTCTCCTGCACATGATGAGGTTCATGGGTGGTCAGCAATTGTGTCCAATGGTCGTTTGCACCGGACTGCAGATTAGCGATTCCACCATAGTCCCATGACTCTAGTGGTTGGTCAGCCAATATGCCCAACAACCCATGCATGTCCTCTCGTGGTTCATTCCCGAGTGGTGTAGTGATTTGCTCTGATTCTTGGCGAGTTTCCATTCCACCAAGTCCTTCTCCTTGTAGCCCAGAGGTATCTGTACCTACAGGCCAGATATCCTTTGGGAAGTCCTCTGGTCTGGCTCCTTCTCGCAATGACATCCCATAGAACTGTTGACCTGCTCGTGGTGGTCTGGTGAACAGACCGGAGTGTTGGTGCCACCCATCTCCCTCATCCTTGTCTGGCCCATACATATGGTTCAACTCACTCTGTGTGTTGTTCACATCGAGGTTATGTCCTCCACGAGTATGGAATGGTCCCTTGTACAGTTGATATGGTGAGGTGGTGATGTCATTGGAATTACCTCCCCTGAAGTAGTACATGGATGTGTATGGAGCCAAGTGGTTCAGGACCTGTGTTCGTCGGTCAAACTCCTCACTAACTTCAGCAGCACGATTCTTGACATGGGAGTGTTGGTTCTCATCGAGGATTCCGCTATCAAGGTAATCATCGAACTCCTCGGTGGTACCGAAGTGCTCGTCGTTATTCGTCCTATGGTTGGTTCCGAGTTTGCCGTTCTGGTCGCGTCGTGGGATTCTCCCGTCCTTGTCCTGATTGGCAACCCAGTCCATCAACGATATAACTCCTGCCTGATTTTTCCTTCCGCCACCCAAGTACCGAGTATCTGTAGTCTTTCGCGACCCCAAGTCATATGCATGGCCGGACTTGTCGCTATCTTCATCATGCACCCATTGGCCATATGTGCGAGAATCGCGGTTTTCGTCAAAATAACCGTATGCAAGGTCTCCCGAGTTCGTTCCCGGTCGCAACATGTCAGCATCCCCAGCATCATGCTCGTACACGAGGACATCCTTCATGGCCTCAATCAGATGTCGCTTTTTGAAGTTCTCCTTGATGTCGACATCATGCATGTCGTAGTGTGGTGCAGGTAGGATGCTCCCCACTGAATCCATGCCCCGACTCTGGTGTATCGCACTCTCGACAAACCTCCCCATCCAGTTTCGTGTCAACCAAGGTTGTGGTATGTGTGGCATCTTCCTCCCATCACCTTGGTCGGCATCGTCGATGCCGCTCCATGCATCGTCGTCATGGCCCATCAAGCCGTAGTCGGATAGATGCCTGATGACATCATCGCGTTGGGTGGGAGTCATCCATTCAAGTCCGAATGCATACCCCAACATACCCAGTGAGTGGTCTCCTTCGTCATATGGGTCCAACGGGTCGCGCTCCTTCCCTGCCCAGACATCCTTGTATGTCTTGATATGTTGTTGTCGTTGCTTCATCTCATCCATGCCGCGCTGTTCCTTCGTGGCAGCCTCACCCACCCATCGTCGGAAGTGGTTTTCGTACATTTCAGATGGAGCACCGCCATTATGTCCCTTCCCATTCAATGAACCCATGTGCGCCGGCTCCTGCGCCCACGAGCCCTGATGGTCCTTCTCATGAGCGTGTACCCCCGGTTCCAAATAGTGTTTCGTGTGGTTGGTGATGTTCCCATCCTTGTCCAAAAATGGTGAGTATGCGGTGTCCAGTATGCCCATCCATGTAGGGTTGCCAAACTCCTGTCCATCCATCAGCGGCGACATGTCCCACGGAGACAATGACCCATATGGCATGGTTGGGTCACGGTCGACTATCCGTGGCCAAGATGTGTGTGCCGCACGAGGATTGTCGTGACCCTTGGCATGACGATTCAATCGTGGTATCCAAGGAGACGCAGCCTCTCCCTCCTGTTCACTTATTATGTCACGGAAGGAGGAGCGCGACCATTTTCGCGACTTCTTCAGTATATCACTGGAGAGGTAGGTGAGTGATATTTCAGCATGGTTGTTGGTGAACATACCATGTCGTGCAATGTTGGTCTTGGAGAACAAGTAGTCGGCAGCGGCGTTCTCCAACTCCATTCCATCGATGATTGAACGGAGCAGTTCGACTTTGGAACGCAGATGGAACTCTACTGGTGTTTCAATCATGCCCACACGCCCCTTCATAGGTGGCGGGCAAGTTCCTCAACTTGATTGACGATTGCATTGAGGTCGAATGGGTTGTCTTCCTTCCATGCCCCAAACAACTCTGACTTGCGAAGTGCTGCAGGTCTATCACCGCCACCATCAGTCACATGCATACCCAATGTCGAACCACTTTGGTGGGGGTTTGCATTTGCATGATAATTCAGACCGGGTGGGTTGTTGTCTTGGATAATCTTCTTGGTGACAGTTTCCGGGTCATCAGGTATCTCTTGGTTGGTCCAATAGTGTTGCGCTCGGACATTGGACCCACTCACATCCTCAAACTTCACATCATGGTCGCCAACATCTATTGCCTTTTCCAAGTCAGCCGCCCGCTTCAATAGAGTTTCGTATTCACTGCACTCACCCGGTCCAACTCTTACTGGTTTCATTCTGCATCACCTGTCGGTATTGGTATGTTTGCCACATGGCCAAGGGACTTGGCTTGACCTGCTAGATTGTGAATGGCGTTCCAATCCATATCGTAGAACTCCTCGTTGGTATTAGGCACATCGAACGATTCATCACCGTCTACACCCTTGACTATGGCATCATTGCCTCGTAGGGGGTCGCTCCACACATCCTCTAAGCGAGGAGTTTCATGGTGGATGAATCCGGCTCGCTTCAACAAAACGGCTGGGTCTGCCAACAACTTGCGTAATTGGGTGTTTTGATTGTTAATACGAGCATCCATTTGCTCCATCTTGTGGATGAGTGCATCCATAAGTTGTGCTGCTGCATCCTGTTGCTCATCACTCATTCATTCACCCCAATCGCTGACCGGGTGAGCGTTGTGGTCGCATGACGCCACCTACACGAGCGGGCATGATGAGCCCTTTCACCATTCGGTCACGGTCGCCAACATCGAATACCTGCCCCGTCTCTGCGAACTGCATGACAGGCGCACCACCCGCGAACAGGTTGTTTGGGCCGACTGGGTCATCGGGTTGTTGCTCCTTCTGAACGAGTGACCACAAGTCATCTGACAGGAAATCACTGGTGTTTTTGATGACAGACAAATGCTCTCCCGCCTTGTTTGCATCACCGTTTTCAATCGCTTGGTGAAATGCACCAATCGCGGTCTCTAACTTACGAGCCATCGCATCCATCTTGGAAAGGTCTATACTTGCCACGATACCACCTGAAGCGAACCCACCTATTGAACTTAACGACCGTATAAGCCACTGTCTTTGCCCTTGTCACCCAACGGGTCAGATGCCGATTCTTTGGCAGATTGAATGGAATCCAGCGCCTGTTCGATGGGTGATTTGTCATGTCCGCGCTGGTGTGTGGTCCCCTTTGGTGACCCGGTGTTGGTGCGCTTGTCCTTTACACCAGACACACGATTGGAACGAGAAGCATCGGTCTTGTCGGAGTCACTACCGCCTCCACCGATGTCAGGTTCGCCACGCAACAATGGCATTCCGCCCTGCTGTTGCATCATGGCCGGGTTCGCCATAGCCATTCCGGGTTGCATTCCGGGCATCATTCCGGGCATCATTCCGGGCATCATTCCGGGTTGCATCGGTGGCTTTGCCATTCCGCCTCCCATCGGAGGTGCGCCACCCGGAGGAGGTGGCATCGGAGGTGCGCCGCCACCACCCGGAGGTGGTTGTTGCTGCGGTGGTGGTGTTGGTGGTGGATTGCGATATGTGAATCGGATGTCCCGTTCTCCCTCCTCGACCAACTCGGGTTTGAATCCTAGTTGCATCATTCGTTGTGCGATGTTGACCTCCATCTCGTCACGACGCAGACGGGTCACCTCATCCTCCTCCTCGTTCGGATACAGGGTCAACTTCCAATCATGAACACCCATCAACTCAAGTAGTCGTGGGAATATGTCGCTTGAGTACATCTTTTGCCCTCGTTCAACGGCACGATTGGTGACGAGAATCTGCATTCCCTCATTGGTTAGTCCACCACCTTTGCCGGTGTCCATCATGAACACATTGGAGACACCATAGAACGCTGATATGCGTTGACGCAGTTCCTCACGCACAGCGATGTACTGCATCTCATCCATGCTGTCCATGAACTTGACCCACTCGACACGCCCCCGCCCCGTTTGGCTCTCCACTCCGATTTTCGGGATGTAGTGCGGGTCGCGCTCCATCTTCTCTTCAACGCCCTTCCAAAAGGAGGCAGTGGACTGGATGTTGTCGGTGGTGATTGCGAGGATGCCTCGTGGAACACGGCGCTTGGAATACATGAGGTACATGTAGTTGTCCATAGCCGTCAGCGTCATCGCCTGTCGCCACATGGTAGCAACCGGGCTGCGCCCATACAGTTTGGATGGGCTGAACTTCATGGCGTGTAGCACCTCACCATCGAGGTAGTATTGCGTCTTGCCAGAACCCGCTGTGTTCACATAGTGGACATCCTGCAACGGAAGGCTGCATGTCTCGCACTCGTTGTTCTCATCCGTGTATGAGTATGTGCGATGACGATGCACCGGGCAAATCTTCCAACGCCCGCCACGAATGCCGCGCTTGTCTGCCACGATACGCACGAATGTCGGGTCACCACGGCTAACCTGCTTGACACGAGTGAACTCGATGTCGCCGGTCTCCTTGTCGAGGTAATACTCCTTGTGGATGATGAGGAATGCGTCATCCACGATGTTCAGGTCAAACTCAACTTCACGCAAAATGTCCATAAATGATTGGTCTTGTTCGGTGCGTTGGTCAAACAACCACTTCGGATATATGTTCTCGTCAGCATCCGGCTCACGAGTCTCACCACCACATGTTGGGCATGGCCCATCAATCTTGTACTGGAACTCGGTGGCACAGTCAACGCACTTGTGCTGAAACTTCTTTTCCCAATACAAACCACGACGAAATATCTCCTGAACTAGCGTATTGATAGATGTTCGGAGAATTACCGATTCCTGCATCGTTGCATACAACGCAGGAATAGTAATACCCTGAACAAGAACGGGTTCCTGAATACCACTTTTCCAAAGCGGCATTGTTGGTGCTGGCGTCTCTCGTCGTTTGAATGGTTTGGTTAGCGTGTCGAGGAAACGCTTGATTCGCCCCTCTTCAGCCACCTACACCACCGCCAACACCCGGTTCCTCTGGTTCATCTTGTTCCTCTGGTTTGTTGCCGCTCATCGCCCGTTCCAACAGGTCTTGGATTCGTTTTGCATCATGCATAATGCCAGCCCAATGAGGGGAATCATCAGCCACTTGTTGGAGGCGTTGGAGTAAGTCGTTGGCCAAGTTGTGTGCTATCGCCATCAACTGGTCCGGCTTGTATGCGTGTGGTTGGGTAGATGCCTCGATTCCGGGCTGCACCTGACCCAGACCTTGCGCCTGTGGCCCTCCTTGTGGTAGCATGTTGTGGGGCATTACTGGGCCGCCCCCCTGCTTGAGCATAACCCACGCGTAGTTCATTGGATTCATATTGATTCCACCAACTGTTCTGCCTCGATTGCCAAGCGAATCAAAGATGGGTCGCGCCATGTCTCAACAGCCTCCGCTGATACGCCCCAGTCTGCAAGCAGTTCATCACCTTTCGTGTCTGACCAATTATCCCATTTCACCAACTTTTCAAGTTGTCCACGGCGTTGTTTGGCGATGTCACCCTTGTGTGGTGTGGTGATATATTCCAATACCGATTTTGCTTGGTGCTTCTTCATACGGATGTGTGGCAGTACTCCATTCAACACCTTGCGAATGTCTGCCTTGGAGTAGAATTGCAACCGATGTTGTGACCTCTGTGAGTCTTTATAGACCTTCAAGTCCAACTGGAGAATGCCACAATCAAGCGTCTTGTGGAGTTGTTCACAGTGGGTACGGCCCCGGTCACCTGTCGCCACCAACCCCACACGAGGCTCACCACGCTTCGTGATTGTGATATAGCCGTCAGCATCAATGAACCCGGCTGCATATGCCCAAGGGTCCTTGATTATCACACCACCATCACTCTTGCACAACATCCACTCTCGTCGCTTGGTTCCCTTGATGATACCCACTTCCTCACCGTATATCTTCAACAGCGTTCCAAGTGACGAGGCAGACAGTCGCCGCACATTGTGGCCGATGTCGCTCAAGTTGGATACTATGGAGCGAGCATCCATCTGACCATGCTTTGCCAATTGTTCGGATGACAGATGCATCCACATGGCCTCCTGCTTGGTGAGGGAGTCAATGGTATGTAGACAGTTGTTCCACTGTTTCCTAGCCAGTTCCTTGTCATTCAATGCGGCGACCCACAACTCCTTTTGAACCGAGTCCCAGTCATCATCAAACTTGTTCAGTTCCTCCAGACGGTCGATAGCCGACTGCCACAGTGAACACGCCCGCAACAACGACACCCTGCGGTCTTCCCCGAACTTCTGCAGCGACTTCAGGTTGCGGTCACTCAATCCAAGGTTCCGTATCGTGTCCTCATGGCCGTCACACCATGACAGGTTATCGATGGTTTGCTCAACCTCAAACTGCTTCATCAGTCGAATGGCGTCAATCAGGTCGTCGATTTCATCCCTGTGGTTTTTGTGGATACGCCTCTTTCCCTTCAAGTCCTTGACCAAGTCCTCGGCATTCATGCCAAAATGCATGTCGAACCACCCAACCACAGACTTTTGTTGACTACCCAACAGGGGTTTATCTGGGAACTTCTTTGGTGCCTCCAATGGTGACAACTTCCCATCACCACTTGACGGTGTTTGTGGACTATCGGTGGCTGGTCCACCAGTAATGCCCTGACCGAGTTGTGGCGGTGCGCCCTTCAACAATGGATGGAGCGCCAACTGCTTGCAGATGTCGGTGAGGTCATCATCCATGTTCGTGGTACTGAATGGTGTATCATAGTCATCTCCAACCAAAATACTACCCCACATGCCATCACCTAATCCAATATAGTAGTAGGGAACAATTCATCCAAGTCAATAATCCTCTCCCTGAACTCAGTGGTCGCCCAGTGTCCGAGGGCAAGCGCAATCACCATATCATCATGTCGCCCGATACTCTCCAACTTTCCATGCTTGCTCATACCGAACAACAACAGTTCGGTCTTGAGTTCATTCATCATAGTTCTTGAGTAGTCATCCCCGATAGGCATACGGATGTGTTCTCGCTCAAACTTCAACACCAGACCCATGAGCAGTGACTCTCGCTTGGTCTTGGATGAGATGAATGTCTTGATTGGCAGGTCGGTGTTGGCGCGCAGTTCGGTGGCGAACACGCGTTGGAAGTGGTTGGCCTCCAATTCGATGACATCTGGTCTGAACCTTGCGTTCAGGCGTTGAATCTCCATTATTTGGGTTCGGAAGTCCATTGCCTTCCGACGAATTATGTGGACTATCTCAAGGATGTCAGGCTCCTCGGCTGGTCGTCGCAGCACCATCATCACCGTGTAGTCGGCTGAACGGTCCGATGATATGGCAGGGTCCCAGCCGATGAAGTACTGGTCGTCATCGGAGCCACCCTCCTTTGGTGCCAACTTCCGACCGAGCAGAACATGATTACGGGATTCACATGGGGTAATGATGGTCGATGGGAACAGGCTGGATGAGTCATCAATCGGTTCGCATAGATACTCACGAGTGAATGCAACGGCTGGCATATCCTTTCGTCGTATATCCAACGCATCCAAGTCCCACCGCTCCGGCCACAGCGCTTCTCCACGCTCGTTGATGGCTGGGTATGTTTCGACCAGATACCCATTTTTGCTCTCAAGTTCCGTGTACAGGTCAGTGGGTGTGAACGGCGTTCCGACAATCATCAGTTGTCCAGTATGGTGAACACAAGGCACGAGGACCTCATAGAACCATGATGCTACACGCTTCAGTTCCGTGTCCGTTGTTCCCCACAGGATGTCGTCACACAGGATTATGTGGGGGTGAGCACCACGAACACCACCCCCAACTGACTTGGCGGTGATGTTGCTGCCATTCGTGAACCCGAAGAAGGTCTTCGCCCAAGCATCCTTCTTCTTCATCTTGGAGAGGAACGGCACCCCATCTATCCACTCGTTGAGGTTCCTCATGTGACGAATGGACTGGTCGAGGCTGTGGCTGAACACCATTGCCTCCGTCTTTGGATGGAAGATTACTTTCCACAGCAGGTATGACATGAACAACACGGACTTGCCGTGGTCACGAGACGCCTTCACGCAATATCGGTTGTGGGCATCTAGATTAGTGACCCACTTCGCATGGTGAGTAGACAGTTGCCAACCGAGGATGTCCTCAAAGAAGAATCGGAAGTCACGCTTCGACATCTCAAAGTCGATTTCATCAATAACATCTTTGAGTTGGTCTTCCTGCAATCAATTCACCACGACCTCATGGCTGTTGTTGCATGTTTTGCTCTGCTGCTGTCGCACCGGCTTGTTGGCCAAACAGGTTAGGTGGCCCAGCGGGTTGTTGGCCCCATCCTTGACCTTGTTGCCAATTCGGTTGACCACCACCACCAGTGATTTGCCCTGCGACTGCCGGGTTCGCACCTGCCACCTGTCCTGTGGTGTCAGTGACGCCAACGGCTGGCATTGCATTGGTCGGAGATTGTCCGATGGATGCAACTGGTGATTGTGGTTGTCCTGCGGCTGCTGCATTTGCTTGCTGTTGTCCACCACCGGCTTGCCATGCTTGTTTGAATGGTGCTGCGATTGCACCACCAAGGCGCTTCAAACCGGCTCCTGCTTGACCGGCTAGATTCTGACCAGCATATGCGGCCTGACCAACTCCGCCAGCCACTCCACCACCCTGTTGGAAGTTCTGTGCCTGTTGCTGACCGAATTGCTTTGCTGCCTGACCTGCAGCCTGTACGCCTTGTTGTGCTAACTCAGCACCACCGCCGGGGCCACCAACGACTGGTTGATAGTTTGGATTGTTAGGGTCTTGTTTGGCTTTGTGTGATTGATACATTGATGCACCCAGACCGGCTAATGCTCCTGCGGGGCCAGCGGCCAAACCACCAGCACCAAATGCCCCAAAGTGTCGTAGACCACGACCCATTGCTGGCATTGCGCGTTCCTTGCCCCACTGCTTGGCTCGGTCCCAGAATCCGGGTTGTGACTGTGCTGCTGGGTGGGATTGTACATTACCACCTGCAGTGCCTTGACTTGCACCACCGCTTAGGCCACCGGCTCCTTCGCCGCCCTGCCCAAGACCGAGCATCTGCCCTGCTGGTTTCATCTGTGCTTTGCCATCCTCAAAACCGTAGGTTCCTGCGCCACCAACAGTTTGACCCGGAGCGGGTGCGCCGACCTGCTTCTCGATGAAGTCATAGACCTCGTGTGACTTGGTGAGTGTGTCACCCATCAACACATATGCCATCTCGTCATGGGTTGCATCCCACTTGTCCATCACTTGGATGATGGCAACCTCGTCATCCTCGTAGATTGCCCGAATCTTCATCTCCTTGATGATTGGATTGCGGTTCTCAACTGCCTCTCTATGTAGTGACCTCTCCTCGTACTTCCGAGGGTCATATTGCGACTTGACTATCTTCACTAGAGGCATCATACACCACCAAAGGCAACCTTCACTGTTCCTACCACAGTCGGGGGCAACTGATAAAGTTTAGCGATGTTCTGCCAGTCTCCCCTTGAAGCAGTAATGGAGTGGACATCATGCACAGTGATGTCTAGACGATTGGCCACTATCGACACATCATCATAGTTTGTGATATTGAGAGACTTCTTTGTCGGAAGCAGGTCCAACACCTGTGGGTCCTGCTTCGCATCAGCCAACTGAATGACCTCCATCGCCTTCAACAGACGATTTTCGACCTCAATGGCACCTTCTTGGTAGGTGAACAGGGGAGGTGGCCCGTCGGCTGGGGGTTGCACTGCTGGGGCGACCTGTCCATGCGTGGCGGCAATCACCGCATCTGATGGAACGGACTGCCACTCCCTTGGGAGCATTGGTTCGTTAATGGCAGCCTCTGGATGACCTGCCTCAAAGTCGATTGCGCGCAGTGCTCCCAAACCCTGTTCATCTTCGGCAATTCGATGTTCGGCAATCTGTTGGTACAATGCCCGAACCGCTTGGGCGTTTGCATATTCCTGACTCCCCTCTTGGATGACCTGCTTCCCCTCGCGGGTGGCATGTTCGTTCCACACTTGGTTCAGGTCGATGCCTGTCTCATGCGCACCAGCGATTGTGCCAAGGGCGTTTTGGGTCCACTCCATCGTTCCCTGACCATATCCCTGCCCCCGGAACGGGGATGACTGGCTGCGGTGCTTGCCGTGGATGTCGGAGTGTTCCCCGACACCCAGTTCCCACTTCGTCGGGTCTTGGGAATACTCTGAATATGCTGCCTGTAGTTCCTCCGGCGTCCCCTCCTTGTCCGACTTCCAACGACCATGACGCAACTTTCGGCCCGGATGCAGACCTGACTCCTGACCCAATATGTCCAAGAGCGGTATGTACTTGCCTTGGTCGGTCAACTTCTTGCCCGGTGTCATCACCGCGGATATGGGGGCAGCAGCCGCAGATGCCAACTGCGAGTCACTCATTCCCCATCCCAATGCCGAGTTGTACCATCGCATCATGTTCAACGCCTCTTTTGAGGGTCGTCCGCCTCGGGACAGGTCAGAGTGGAAGAACGCGTCAGGGTGGTGGCCGATGAGGAGTTCCGGGGCAATCTCACCATAGTGGGATACGCTGGCCTTGTCTGCCTCCTGCTTCGGTGTCAGGGTCCTTCGGCCCCTGCTCCCTTCGCCACTAGCCTCCCGACTCATCGTCGGGTTCATCAGGTTGGGTTCGACATACGGTTGGTGAACGAAGTTCATGGACATCCCACGACCAATCCACTCGTTCAGCACATCTTTGAGTTCGTTGTAGAACGGCAATGCACCGGACTCAGGGAACGGCCCACGCTCCGGCTCACCGAATGTCGTCCCGCTGTTCATGTAGAATGTGATTAGGTTGCCATCGGTGTCATAGGTAGGCATGTTCGCTGAGTCCATTACCTCGCCGGTTTCGGGGTCCTTCGGGTACGGGCCGACACGAACGCCACGCCATGCGGGGTCATTCGCAGGCGGGAGCGGCTTTCGTGCGCCACCACCAGCGTTGAATCGGGTGATAGCCTCATCGATTGCCGACATCGCGAGTTGCTTCATGTTGGAGTGTCCAGCAGGATGGAGACCTTCCAACGACTCTCCAGCAGTGTCTTGGTCGATTCCCTTCTCCTGCATGAACTGGACGATGCCATTGGCCGCCGCCTCGATTGGCCACAGCACCTGCCCTGCACCGAACTCATGCTCAAATCCGGGTATGCCACCCTTGGCTACATGCTGGCCATGTGACCCTGATGGGTGAAATGTCTGTGTCGAGTACTCCCCTGTTGCAGGGTCGACCTTCTTCGGGTCGAAGTTGATGTCGAACGGGTGATGGGTCGCCAGACCCTCGCCCCATTGCTCCGGGTGGTATGCGACAGGGTGAATCTCACCTGTCTCGGGGTCGGTGTAGTACACCCCCTTCGACTTGAGGATGATGGACTTGAGAATGATTTGTGCGAACAGGTCGGTCATGCATGGCCCCTCCGAGGGACCCCGCTGCCACTCATCAGCCCAGCAGGGTCAGCGCCCCAGTATCGTGGGTCGTCCTCAGGGTCGGTTTCAGTCGCACCCTCGTTGCGTGAGGTCTTCTGTGGACCATTGGCAGGAGCCGACACCAGACCATCGCTTCGGCTGCCGCCGCCGGGAATCCCCATGAGGCTCTTGCGGGACAGTTGGCTCATCAGATGCTTGAGTTCTTGAAGCAGACCACGCATCTCGCTCATGTCGATGTGGCCCAGTCCCGGCCCGAGTCGGCGCACATACGCCTTGACCAGCATCAGGTCGCCCACATCCATCAGGTCCTCAATGTCGCCCTTCCCCAATGGTGTCATTGCTAATGGTGACGCCATCGTAGGTGGGGCTAATGGTGATGTTGAGGCTCTACCCATCCCCTTTGGTCTTGGAGGGCCACGCGTTGCTCGTTGCGCACCCTCTCTAGCCAGTTGAGACTGACCGGGGGATAGACGCAGACGACCGGAACCTTGAGAGCCGGGGTATCCAATCTGCCCCAACTGCTCACGAGGGGCGTGGGGAGTGTATGGAACGAGGACACCTGCTCCACCCGCAGAACGGTAAGCAGACTGTCGGCCCAACCATGACAAGTACTTGCCGGGGTTTTCCAATCGGGCTGGTCGTGGTTTGCCATATAGTGAGCCAACACCCATGTGGTGGGGGCTGAGGGAGTATGGTTGTCGCATCATGCCGGTCTTGGACTTGGAGCGGATGCTACGACCGCCACGGCCCTTGATATTGCCGAACAGTCGTTGGTGGACTGCAGCGCGTCGTTTGGTAGATGCCCAAGGTGAACGACCACCGATAGGTCGTGGGAATGGTTTAGTTCGATGTCTCTTTCGTGCCTTTGCACCACCAAGTGAACGACCACCACGAGTTGCCCGGTCGATGGATTCCAGTGTTGTGGTGCCAACGGGGTCTCCCAGAACCTTGCGAATGTTGGTCCATGCCATCTCCATTGGCTCACTACGAGTCAGACCGAATGCGCCAGTGGCAGGGAACTGTGGTGGTATCTCACCCAATGCGGAGCCTGTGCCTGTTCGTGCGCCGGTAGCCAAGTCCAATGGTTCACCGGCACTACCAGACGGCCCTGTGAGGTCAGACAGTTCTGCCTGATGCTCCTGTGGTGTGGATTCAGCGAATGGTTCGGCATCTTGTTCTGGTTTGATGGTCTTGACCTTCAGGTGCTGCAGACCTGCCCATCGCTGCTCACGGTCCTCGCGGTCATTCTTCTTGGACTCCTTGTCCTTCTCATCATGGGATGGGTCATTGGGACCATACTTCTCTTCATCCCTGTCTGCCTCCATGAACTCATCAGACAATGAGCGAGGGTTGTATAGTCGGGTATCACTGCCAGTCGTCTGCAACTTCTTGATGGTCATACATCTGTCCGCCTCAAAAGTCTTGGCCTAGATGACCGGATTGCTTCAGTCTTGAGACGACATCATCAGGCGCAGGTAGCCCCATAGTTTGTCCGGGTCGTGAGATATTAGGAGTGTCAGGTGATGGCCCACCGGGGCTGCCTCCTTTCGCAGCACGACGGTCCAGTTCTGCTAGGATTGCCTCAACCATCTGCTTCAGTTCTGGTCCGGTGAATCGGAAGAAGTCCTGACTACCCATTGGTTCTGGTCCCACTCTTCCCCTTGGTATTGGAATCTCTGGCTTATCCTCGTCATATCCCTGCCCAGTACTGCTATATTCTGACGGTGGTGGCATATCTGGGTCATAGTCCTTTAACACAACCCAAGCCGTTTCAAATGCATTCATAGTCATCCGCTCAGTCCCTCCCATGCAGCACTAGTTCAAAAGTGGCTCGGACACGACTACCTAGATTGTGATAGAAGTTTCTGACCGAATCAGGGCCGGTGAATGGTCGTGCCATCTCATCAACCATTGAGTCAAATTGGTCTATCATCAATGCTAGTTGCTGTCTCCTTGGCCATGCTGTTATCGGGTCGTCATCCTCATAGACATCCAATAAGGCGTCGGCAATCATGTTGACGAACTCCTGTCGAGGTGCGGCCCATCCATCAGAACATTTTGTTATTCGCCCAAGGAAGTCGGCCCAAACCGATATTGCTGCTTGAACAGCATTGAAGAACTCCGGTATGTCTTCCATCTCCAATGCTCCATCATCCTGCAATAGATGTGCAGTCGGCATGTCGAGGCACATCAAATCTGCCACTGGTATCCCCACAAAGTTCATTATTCCTCCACCTCAATTATCTCCATTTCATCATGGGTGTTCATCAATGACTGACGAACACGACGCCATACATCTGGCGACTCCTTCGCTAGTTCCAACTTGATTATGTTGATTGTGTCAGCCTTCATGTTGGTGTCGCCAGCGATGCCGACCCGCTCCTGAACCTTAAGAATGTCCTTCACCGTCTCACGAACCTCCTTGCTAAGCCCAGTGAGGTTTCGCACATATTGTGGGTCATTACGGTCTGCATCGTCGAGCATCAATGACAACTCACCATTCAATCGTTCCGCGTTGGAACGGAGTTGTTCGACCTCCTGACCGGCGGCCAATGCCACGACCGGAGCCGCAGATGACTGTACTATCGGTTTGAAATGGTGTTTCATGTGATGATATACCGTCGTCTCAGGACAACCGATGTATTCGGCAATCTCCGGTGACGGCACACCCTCCAAGCAGTATCTGGATTCCAACTCCGCCCGTTCAACATGGGTACACACCGGGCATTGTGAGTTGGAGCCCATGTGGTACTCACCCATGTGATTGCGGAAGTGACGGTCTGAAGAGCCTTCGCGCCATCCCATCTTCTTGTCCATCTCCTTGGGTGTGACCATCCCGTTGAGCATGTCCTCCTCCAATGCGTCTCGCTCGTCACAGCCACAAAATCGACACGATTTCCGTGTGATGCGCTCCGCCATTGTGTTTCCCACAAGAAGATTCATCAAATGAACCTTGTGTGCCGGTAGACAATGGGACGATTACCTCGCGCACCGCGGCGCATCGCTGGGGTGCCAATCACCAAGGAGACCGGCAAGAACTTGGCCGGCGCTGCAATCGACATCGTTCTGGGTCGAAGCGTGGATGACAAGATTGCCAAGGAAAGATTGGAAAAATGTATGAAATGTGAGGTTTTTGATGGGAGTAGATGTGGTGCATGTGGTTGCTTCATGCGAAGTAAGGTCGGTTTGCCAACTGCATACTGCCCGTTGGGAAAATGGAATCGCTAGTATGACAACCGGCGATACACCCATCCGGCGAGAATGAAGAATGACATGACGATGCCCAATGTCCATGTTAAAGCCACCGGACCCATCTTGTATCCCTGTGATGCCAGCAATATGAATGAACCCAATAACAGTGAAATGACCTGAACCATAATCATGTCCACCATGACATTATGTGGTGTGTCATGCATATCTGCAACACCAGACACCAGCGTTCCAAAAATCCCACCGGCTTGTTTTGGCGCAGCGCTTCCTCCTTCAATCATCGTCTAATCACCTCATTCCTGCGGCTCCACGAGCCAATCCACCAAGGCCGCTACCGACCCTCTCCAATAATCCGGGGTCAGACAGGGCGGCATCGAGCGCACCTTGCATCATGGACTGTTGGCTAAGCGTCAACAACTGTTGCTGCTCCATGATGGACTGTTGCAATGATTGGTTGCATGATGCCTGAAGCGCTGTCAGGTCATTAGTCACATTCTCCGGTGAAAGCGTTTGATATTGGCTGGGGAGCGATGCAATGTCAATCACGAGGTTCCCCTCCTTGTCCTCAACAAACTTGGCGTTGCGAAAGAACTCGACGAATGACAGATTGACAAGGTTGGCAAATACGCTGATGATTAGTTGCAGATTGGGACCAGCCATCCATCGGTCGACCGGACGACTAGTCTGCAGTAGCATCGCGACGATTTCAAGTTCCGATGGAGGTGCAACTGGTTGCTGTGCATATTGTGAGTTGATTCCTGCGCCACTCATCATACCTGCCATCATCGGATTCGGTTGTTGCGGCTGCGTACCCCATTGGGCTTGGAACTGTGGGTGACCCATATACCCATTCGGTTGTTGCCCAATTGACTGTTGGGCGAATGGATTCGCCTCGGGTTGAGGAGGTTGTTGACTAAAGGGCCATACCATGCGTCTCACTCCTCCGATACCTACCCAGTTCATCACACTTGCGAAGGCACTTCAGGTGCCGTAAATGCCTGTTCCCGTTCAATTGAATCGTCCAACAAGCCTTGTAATCCGATTCCCACCGTGGCTTGGGTGGCTGGAGATATTGTGGTATTGGATGTAGCATGGAGAATCGGACTGTTGTGACCCAACTGTTGGAACTGCCTCATGTCAAACACCATTATCGTCAGGTCGTTCATACCAGTCTCCTTGTTTTTGAAGTGTGTGATTGGCACACCATCCTTGCGAGCCATGCGGAAGAACTCCTCGTACTTCACCAACTTGTCCGGCGTGTTGTCCGGTTTCCTGACTACGCTAATTGGAATGGATACCGTGGACACGCCACGCTTCAACTTGTCCTTCAATGTCGACTTGCCACCCTCGCTCTCCTGTTCCTCCTCGGCCTCCCACTTGCAGAGCAGGTGATACAGATGCAGGTGCTCAGGACAATATGTCCCATTGAGGGTGTTGCCACTGGTCACACCCTCACGAGCGAGGAATGCGCGTGGCTGTTCGGTCACCGGGTCCATGAAGTACAGGTCCCAAAGGGACTTTCCGGTATCCTCATCACGAATCTCGTCATAGATGTTCCCGACGGTTCGCAACAGGTTCTCGACATTGCATCCATCCACTACGCACTGTGCTGTGTTCTTGGAGTATCGGTACTTGCCTCCGAACCACCACCTGCGAGGCGACATGGCATGGCGCTTCATCGGCTTCAACAGACGGTATGCCTGTTTGATGTCCTGCCGTCGCCGCTTGTGTGGCTTCGCATGGCGTGACGGGTAGAAGTTGACCTTCGGAACCTCGATGTGTGGTGTCTCCTCCGCAGCAGCATACATGGCACCTTGCGCCTGTGCCGCGCTTTGTAGTTGCTGAACAGACATATTTGTCTGTGCCGACAACCTCATCAGTTCTGCCTCACTGCTCATTGCAAGCGGCGCATTGTATCTCTGTTGCCCGAACATGTCAATCACTCATTCAACATCAGGAACATCGTGCGTTCCACATTCCAACCGATTCGAGTTGACATCATCGATACCCTGCATATAATCCCTGCCTTCTGTAGCCTTATCATTCCTGCCCTGAATGGGTCGAATATCTTGTGTTCCCGCAGCCGTTGCTGCTGCCATAGAACATCGGCCTCGGGGTCCCACCATCGGTCTGCCTTGTTCGCCACCAACCAAATAAACTTCGGAGCATACCTCTTTCCCTTGAATCTGGTGCGCAGTCGACGGTATCGGTACTGGCGGTTGATGATTGTGTCCACCAGATACTCAAAACCGGCCACCGCCTCCAACGCAGCGACCCCCCCGTTCTTGGAGCGGTCATCGTACATGTAGACGATTCCCTCGACCTGCCTATCCACCATGTCATCAATCCACAGCGACCAGAAGTCCCGTTCACCACCGATGTCCGATGAATGCACGACACGCTTCTCACCTTCGTACCTAACGCGCTTTCGTGTTGCGTTTGGAAGAACATGACCATCACCTATCAACCTCTTCAGATGCCGTGTGCGTTCATCCTCCGGTATCTCCTCCATCTCACCCGGCGTCGTCATGTATCGGTCGAGCGTGGTTTTGCCCACCTGTGTAGCACCATAGATTCCGATTCGGCGCGGCTTCCAATAGTTCCATATCTGCTGCCCGAAAAGAACAGCACCCAATAGAACTGAACCTTCCATTGCCACACTTTGTCTCCCCCTTCAGAACAAACTTATGATGTAGTCGAGGGCGTATAGCAGCGTGTTTTCCCACAGACTCTCATGAATGTAGTACTCCGCACCAGATGTGATGAGGATTGCTGTGCATGAAAAGAACACCACCTTTACCCAACCCCATGTCCTTTCATACACACGGTCCACTTGATTCGCCATATGCAGTTGGCGTAGGGTGCCTTCGACTGCATCATCGCTCGGCGTCTTGAAAATCAGCCCCACTATTGTGCCTCCTTCTTCTTCTTCTGCTTTGAGCCATCTTCCTTCTCTTCATTCTGCGTCAGGTCTGTACCCAATGAGATAGGCTTGTCGCTATTCGACTTGTGTTGTGGTGGGGGGTTGAAGTCCTCCACAGGTTCTTGGAACGGCATAGCCGCCAACGCTTGGTTTTGAAGGCCACCCACCATCTGCATGTATGCCTCCGGGTTCTCGTCCAACAGACGGATTTGCCTGTCCAACGCTATCTGCCTCGCCCGCAACTCCTGTTGCAACTGCGCATCTTGGAACTGAGTGTTCATGCTTTGAATCTGACGGTCACGGATACGCTGTGACTTTGTCCATTGTGCCTTCGTGTCCATCCCTTCCTGCAACAGCAACTTGTAGAAGAAGAACGACATCCCCTGTAATGTGAATGCCCCCATCGCATATGTCATCGCATTCGTGTAGGTGTTGCCATCCACCCGCAGCCATAGGCGCGCGTCGAAGACAGCGATGGAGCATCCCACCAGAATCGACACGAATCCGATGAACCCCATGATTCTCAAAACATCTTCATTGACCCTGTGTTCACTCCCCATAACCTCGCCTCTCCAATGGGTCGGTGACAAAGGAACCCAATAAACTGTTCCCCGGAGGTAGTATTGATAGTATCAGGTATCATCCTTACTCAATACTATGTTTGTAATGAGTCAGGATGATACATGGGAATATCGATACAATAGGTGGGTCGAGGTAGGGGGGAGAGACCGTGAAGGAACCCCACCCCAACCCGTTGAACAACGGGAAGCGGGGTATTTTATTCAACCGCGTCGTGATTGGTCATCAGGCCCCGGTGTGTCGTCTTGCACATTGCGCCTGACTCCGACCGTGTTGGCATGTGCCTCCGACAGTTGGCTCGGTCGCCCACCTAACACGCTCAACGGCTGTTTGACCCCAACCCTCGGGAACGGGTTGAATGGCCTGTCTCTGCGCTGTAGCGGTGGAGTCGTATCCCTCAACCCCTCCCGTTGGGCGACCTCGATTGGCTGCCGGCCTTCTGGGAACGCCTGAGCCAACGCCTCATCGACGGGTGAACCGGGAGGCGTCTCACGCAAACCCGGTCTATCCACACCCGGCGGTTGCGGTGGTCTCATCGACGCCTGTTCGCGCACCCAAGGTGGGATTTCAGGAGCGCCGGGAATATCTGCTGTTTGAACACCACGCATTTGTTGTGGTACTCCTTCCATCCCTTCATGGGTCGGAATGGCAGTCATTCGACCACCAGCGCCTTCACCAGCAGGTATTCGTCGCCTCATAGCCCTGAATGTAGCAGGAGAATAAGGCCTATCCTTTGGGCCACCAGACGCACGAAGGGCCGCTGCGTGTTCGTCACGGATGCCCTGCTGCAACTCTTGGAGCCTTTGTGCCTCCAACACCCTCTCAGTGTTCAGCAAGCCCCTCTCTGGGACAGGTGGTGGTGGAGCCGCTGGCCCACCACCTTGTAGCGCTTGATGATATGCTCTAGAACCTCTTTGGGGATGCGGGCCTTCTCTGCCGCCGCCGCCAAGACGAGGAGGAACCTCGCCAAATGATGCTGCTTCCAACTCACGAGGGCTGAGTTCCTTCATTATCAATTCCCATATCTCCGGGGATAGTGAAGGGGTAGTGCTTTTGCGCACTGCGACTAGGGCCATCACTACTTCGGATACCGAGGCAGGTTATGAGGCTTATCGCCAAGTTCATGAGATGAGACGCCATCGGGTGGAGCGTCAGGTGTCACCATGACCCAACTAGTCGGTGTTGTGCTCAAGAGAGCAACGAGTCCGCTGGCGTTGGAGCACAAACACAGATACGATACGAAGTACGAGCAAACCCCCCGCCGTGTCAAGTATCGAGAAGAACTCAACAGGGAGAGGAGAAGGAGAGGCATTTACAGTCATGGTGGCCCTGACATCTCACACACTAGTCAACACACACTAGTATTGGAGAATCCCCATGCGAATCGCGCTCGACACTTTGCCGGTCATACATTGAAGCCGATTGAGAAGGCGTGGAATCTCCTTGCCAACTCTGCATCATCTGACAACCCACGGCTATGCCGAGAACCAGTTCCATCCACATGACAATCATGAGTAGACCTCCATAGGCTCCAACCTTTTAATGAAACTGAGTACAGACTTCAAGTTGTCAGTACTCACCCCACAGTCGATGCCCTCATCCTCGCACCATGCCACCAAGTCCTCCGTCGCTAGGTTGTGACCGGAGCCGAGAGTCAACGGACAACCACCTAGACCCCCGATGCTGGAGTCGAACTGCCGGACACCGTAGTCCCATGCCGTCTCGATGTTCCTCAACATCTGGTGTCTGTCACCATCTCCATAGTGGAGGTGTAGTGCGATATTCGCATTCATCGACTCGGTCAGCATGAGAGCGCTCTCAACCAGTTCTGGAGTGGCCTTTCCCACAGTATCACACAACACGATTGTGCCTCCCAAGAGGTCTGCCTGTTGCAATGAGTATGAGAGGTCATTGTCTGATATAGACCCCATAAACGGACAACCGAATGCACAGGAGATGTAGACTCGTACATTCTCACGCGGTACTCCCTTCAACATGTCCCAGTAGTGGTCAATCACCTCACTCTGGACTCGACCGAGGTTGCGATGATTGAACTCATCTGATGGAGAGAAGAATATGTTGAAGTGCGTGACACCAACCTGTTTTGCTCGTATCAACCCATGTTGGTTGGGAATCAACACTCCAAACTGACCATCAATGTGGGAGATGTTGGCGAACACGAGGTCTGAATCTGCCATCGTGGGCATGACTCGGGGGTTGACGAATGACCCGACTTCGATATTGGTCAGACCAGCATCATACAGGAGTTGAATCAACTCAATCTTCTGTGCGGTGGGGATGATGAAATCAAGTCCTTGTAGACCGTCTCTTGGCCCAACCTCATATATCGTGAGCCCATCAACCACGCATCACGCTAGATTGGTGTAGAAATTAAACCAGTAGGTGTGGCTGGTTACACTGGATTGCCTTTGTTGTCGACCACTTCGTATCCTTCGGGGAACTTGTCACCGATTATCCTTCCACTGGGATATGAGAACCACATCCCGCCTCGTTCAAATGCCTGTGTCTCTGCTTCCATAGTCTGTCCTCCTGTCTGCCCAAACAAGTCTGGTGGACCAGCAGTCACTCCCACGACGCTCGGGCTATGCTGCTGCTCCTGCTGCCGGTTCCAATCACGAATGATGGAAGCAATCTGGTCACTGTTGTTCTCACGCAACTGTTGGAGTTCTGCCCGCGCAGCATCATCATCCATCTGTGCGGCCTCATACAAATTAATCACACGAAACACAAAGGCGTCCCAATCATTCGGTGGGCCTTGACTTCCACCAGCCATGAACTTGATGACCGCCCATGCCTCGTCGAACGGTTGTAATATATTCATGAATACAACTTCCCTTTAAGCATCTGAAATGCAATATCCATTGGTTCACCTGTAGTGAATCCCGTTGACTCATTCCAAGGCAGACCTGTGAATGTCCCCTGCGTCCTCAATGAGGGTCGCTCAGATATGCCATGCGTCCTCAGTATCCTGTCAAGGGTCTCCGGGTCATCTGCAAACATCGTCTGTAGCCAATTCCACTCCTCGGGCGATATCTGGCCTTGGTAGATGTCCAACTCGTTGATGTCCGGCACAACATGGGGTGAAGCCTCCTGCTCCCTCTTCCAGTCTTGGTGTTCCTCGCCCCCCGCTCTGATGTGAGTTTGTTGACGCAAGTCATCGTCGTCGTCAACCTCAAATCTGTGCTCCACATCGCCAAACTCACCCCTCAGTGCCGCGGCGACATCATCCGGTACCTCAGTCGGTCCACCTCTGGTCGACCCCGTACCAATGGAGATGTCGCGCTTCCTGTTGGTCAACCAATCCGGTGCCAAGTGTCCGCCAAGAGCGACATCCGGCAACGAAGGCAGACCTTGCTCGGCCAAATCGACATCCTCCTGCGTCCTCAATGAGCCGGGATGATGCATCGGCTCCTTCAGACCCATGTGATATGGTGCTTTCGCAGCATCGAGCCAGTCTTTCAAGTCCTTCTGTCTCTCATTACGCAACCAAGACGACGGACCAGCACCGGGGGAATCTCCGTGGAGTTGGCCTGAATACCACCTTTCCCGTTCCCAATCTGCCCATCTCTTTTTTGCCGCGCTTTCAGCCTGATTCCTGTATCGATTGATGAATGATGTGTTCTCTCTCATTTTTTCCCGATGCAAGCGCCGCTGGTCCTCCGCCTCGCGCGCCGCCCTCGCCTTCGCCTCCCTTCGATGTCTACCCTGTAAATCACTCCGGCTTGCCGGCTTGGAATGCCCACTCGGTCTTGTGATTGGCGGTGTCTCCTGACCCCTGATGCGGCGAATCTGACCGTAGTCCTTGGGTATGGGCTGCTTCTCTCCAGTGCCTATCCTCGCCCGACCGACGCCGGACGCACCATATGAGTCATCCCAGTAACTGGTTTCGTGTAGTGGGAGTTTCTCCTTGCCCGTCTTCCCCTTGCGCTTATTGGATGCAATGTCCATCTGGTCCTCGATGTCCTCGATGTCCTCGTCGGTCACCCGCTTCAGGATGGCCCATGCCGCCTCGATTGGACTGATGGACTTGCCGAACAAGGATGGTGGACCGTCATCCTTCCCACCACGACCACCACGAGCCACCTTCGGCCTTTTATCCTCCACCTCAGTCTCGGGCTCATCCTCCGGCTCCTCGGTCGTGTCGATACCCAATGCCTCCTGCAACTCTTTGTACCTCGCGTCCCATGCCTCCTGTGCCGCAGTCGCCTGTCGCTTCCAGTGCGGTGCCACAAACTCTGCGGGGTCATTCGGCCTAACACCGAGTTCCTTGTCCACAATCTCCCTAATTCGGGTGTTGACCTGTTGGAGTTCGCTCCGTGGCTCTGGGATGTTCGGAGGGGTCTCGCCGCTCTCCGTCCTCATCGTCACCCCACCGGCAGTGCTCTTGTTCGCGTTGTACACCTTGAACGGATTGTCAGCCGCTTGGTGGGTATAGTTCATGTGAAGTGGCTTGCCACTGTCCATAGCGTGTCGTATGTGCTTGTCTATCCCACCAGAGTCATCGGTTGCGTCGTGTGGGTCCGGCAACGCCAAGAAGTGGGTCGCCTCGTCTGCGAATCCGACGCCCCTTTTCCACTTCGGAACCGAGTGGGGAATGTCGCGCTGACCTGCCCACAACTCCGCGAACAACGGCACACCGGGGCGCTCCAGACTCATCACATGGCTGGGCATCCCATTCTCATCGACCCACTCATCCATCTTGGAGTCGAATAAATCCCTGTCGCGGAACTTCTCACCGCCAAGGACCGCGAGAGTTGACCCCTCGTCCTCCTCAATGAGGGGCGGAGGGCCATCTTCCTTCAGGATGTCAAACCAGCGCATCGTATTCTCCTAGGCCTATGTAGTTAATGGTATTTTCACTGGTATCCGGTTATGAACGAGGGTTGGTATCCACCGCCCTGCTGACCCTCGCACTGCTCCCATTCCTGTAGAATCCGTTGCGCCGTATTATTCATATCCATCACTATTTGAGAAACTTCATGACCTGAAAAATCAGGTATCGTTTCAGGATTACTCATGAACTGCAATCGCTCTCTTAATTCTTCACATGACGCATGTTGGTATTCTAAAATCGCATTTGTGGCTCTTTCATTATGTTGATTCCACGACCCGGCGTCGAGGGCCGGCCTTGCCATTCTACGAAAACTCGCTGATAGAGCATCAATTGTTTGTTCTCGTGCAGCCTCACAACAATCATCCCCTTCCCCTTGTGTTTGGTCGGTGTATTGGTCGGTCGAGGGGTCGTACTGATAGTCCATCGTGAACTCATCATACTCGGGAATGTGCTCCGGTCGGAACTGCGGCTGTGGCTGCTTGATGACATCCCACGCCTTGTCGAATGGGGAAGACATAGGAATCACTCGTTCATTACAGAGGCCCCGCCACCATCTGGCTTCCCAGTGGTCGGAGGTGATGCTGGTGCGCCACCCTGTCCCAAGTCGCATCTGGGGCAGTACAACTGGTCGAGTTCGTCTAGTTTCATCGACCCGCCGCACCTCTCGCAGTGTGGCAGACCATGCTCCTTGAGAACTGCCCACGCACTATCCATCGGCATATTGCTCATCCTACCGCACCACTACTTGGCTTATTGATGATTTGGTGTTTGAGGAGTTGGAACGCGATGTCCATTGATTCTCCCATCCTCACTATCTGTTCTGGTGAAATATCGTGTGGAATAATGTATGCGGAAGCATGGTCAATACCATCTGGTTCTTCATGCACTCCATAAAAATCATTTCCATAATCATCTGGGTGAGATAGGTTATGGCGACCTCGTATGCCTACAACTCGTGATGGTGTATCTCGGTTGTGCGTCATCTCATTAGCCCAATCTTCTGCTTGTTCTCGTGCAAAATCCAGACCTGTAGGTGTATGACCCATCCATGCATAAATCCCTTTTTTTGGCGGGTTATCTCTAATCTGTCCGATGCCTTCTAGATGAGTTTTAATCGGAGTACCAGTCAAACCTTCATGGGATATCTTCTTGTGCTGCTCATCGGATAATGCACGATAGCCTGTCACTGGGCCATGTGATGATGGGAAGTCCTCGTGGTACTCACCGAGTTCCGTCTGGCGACCGGCCTTGAGCAGCCGCATAGCAATGTCCATAGGTTCACCTGTCTCGACTGTCTCGATTGGATGCCGCTGACCCGCAAAGGATATTCCACGCGTCGGTCGAGCGGTCTTTCCTCTAGGAACCCCCATTAGGGAGCCTACTGCGGGGGTAGCGTACCCCGGATGCTCATGCCGCACCCTGCTCCCGGCTGGAACCTCCCCTCCCCACTTCACGCTCTTGTTCTTCCCATACTTTTGCCTTGGAAGTCGGACGCCCGCTTCAAGGTCGCGGAGGGCTTCATCCCGTTCGCGGAGGACGGAGAGTTCGTGTGCCACCACAGGGTCGTCAACATCAAATGTGTCACTAGCGCCGGGGATGGCGGGACGCCCCGGAACGAAAGTCATATTGCGCATAACTTGCTCCGCGCGCCTTTCAATTCTATCTGACTCCTTCTGCCTCCGCTCATCGTATGACTCCTGAGACTCATCTTCAGGCTCAAGAATCGCCATATCACCTGTGGTCGGGTCGAATTGTCGGGTACTCCTGTGGCTCTGGCCAACATGGGTTTTGCTAGATTGCTGAGGGTCGCGTGGTGGTGTCCTCACTGGCAACTCACCGCCCATCTGCGGACGGAGGCTGCCCCATTTGTCCGGGGAGTCCCAGTTGTAGTCGAGGCGGTATTGATGGTGTTGGGCCGTTAGGTCTTCTAAATCAGGTGGATTTATGTCATCATCATCCCACAATATATTTATGTCATCATCATCCCAATCCTCACTAGGGAGGTCATCAGTGCCTTCATGATGTACTCCGGGGAGTCCCTTCAACCTCTCCTGAAGCATTTCATGGCTCCGTTGTGAATACTTGTTGCGTTGCCCTATGCTCTGCAATTCCCCACGATGGCCGAGTATGCTCATGAGGAGGCGCTGGTACAGGCCCTGACCCCGGTAGGGTCTCTCTATACTGGCCTGACCGATGCGAAAAACTGTGTCTTTGGGGTTATCCGCGTCGTAGTATTCACTTCCAGACCAGTCGCTGACATCACCTATAGCCTTGTCGCCATGCATCAGGGTGTACTCACCATACGGACTACCCCCACCCGGCGCTTGCACCCACAAGTCTGCGGGGTTGGGGGATTCGACAGGCGACTCGGGGCGGGGT